GTGCACAGAGAATGGAAGAGTTGGAAATGGAAGTTGACAAAAGAAGAGTTATAAATGCTTTGATGCAAGGGGCTTCTAAAAAAGGACATTATATTTTCCATATGGTTGCAGATGAATTAGATTCTATCGATCCTAGACTTATGGGACTTTATGGTAAACTTATGTCATTAGCAGACTTCCAATATTGGATTATTCCTGACACTACAATGGGTGGACAAGCTGGTGGTGTTGAAAAAATAGAATGGAGAAAAGCTGAAGAACCTGAAGATTCTGATGAAGAAGAAGAAATGGAAAAAGTGAATGTGGAAGAAGGTGATGAAATTCCTGTTGTAGTTGCAAAAGCGTGGATATTCCCACTATTAGTACACGAATTAATTAAAGGGACATTAGAGTTATCCGCAATCAATTGGGCGGATGGACACTTAGACTTTGAGGAACAAGCGGAAGTAATTAAAAGAGCGGACACTGTAGAGGGTGAAATTTGGGGAATGAGATTAGGGCCTGGTATGTGGGAAAAATTCTTAGATTGTGTAGGGGCAGAAAACTATGACATGAAACAATGGTTATTTCAAGAATTAACTAAGTTACCTGCAAAACAATTTCACGAATTTATGAAAGAGATTTTAAGTGGTAGTCAAAAGTGTAAAGAAGTTATCCAAACACTAAAAGACTTACACGAAGAAGATCCGTCAGAAGGGTTAGATGATATCTTTAATGATACGGGATATGATGATATGGATGATATCTTAGATAACTTAGGTGATGAAGGTGAAGAAGATCCTATGTTATCTCCACAACCTAAAGAAGTTGATTATTCGGAGATGTCACCTAGAGAAATACAAGATTTAATAGATGACGCATTAGACAATGGTGATTTTGATACAGTTGCGAAACTTCATAAATATTTATAATCATAAGATTTATTATATAATTAATCCCATCACATAGGTGGGATTTTTTATTTTAAATCAATATTTATTAATAAAACAAATAATGTTAGAACCACAAGAGATAAAATTATTTAATAAGATACTAAGTAGGTTATGGAATAAATATGACGGGGATGTAGACCTTTATAATTTAGCTGAAGAACTAGAAAGTTTATTAGGTTCAGATAGTTTTACATTTAAAGAAAGAGTTTTCGGTATATGGTATTTTATAACCAATGAAATAGGTGAAGATCCTTTTGAGTATTCTATAGATGGGGATAGTTTCTTAAGAAATAATTTTAATGAAAATGATATTATTAACTTATTAGACGGTAGTGGGTGGTTAGATAAATATTATACATTAGATACATTTATCATACACCCATCAAAAGAAAATAAACGTAAAGAACCTAGGTCTGTTTATGGTGATATTCAAATGGAAGGGGATAAAATATATTTAATTTGTGATTATTGGGGCGACTTTTATGTATTATTTAATAAAGATGATAGAGATATTGCAGAAAGGGTTTTGTCAGAAGATTGGTCAGAGTTATATGGTTGGTTTGATGTAGATTTTGATAGTGATGTGTGGGATAACTTAGACGAAAAATCTTTACAACATATAAAAGAATATATTAAAGAAAATGATTTTATTGGAAAACTTTTAGATTATGATAGATTCATAGAAGACCCAGATGAAAGTGGTTTAAGAGAAGATATGTTAGAAGATAATAATTTATTGGGTGAGTTGATAGATAACGAAAGTATGTTTGATGATTTAAAAAGAGAATTAGAGAATTTTTATAGATGGGCATATGAATCTGCGGCGGAAGATGAGTTGTTTGGGGATATGAAAAATGAAATAGTTTCACTTATTGGTTCTGAAGGTGAATGGGATATGGTAAAATCAAAAAAAGAAGGTGGTTCTGATAAACATATACTTAAGTTTGATGTGACAGATAAATTTATGGAGTACAACCTTAACTATTTAGAGTGTCAAGGAGAATTTCCACAATATCAAGAACATTACTTTTTAAATGTTATTGAAGAATATTTATATTGTATGGATGAAATGTTACAAACACCTGATATGAGATATTTTTATCCCAACCCAATAAAGGTTGAGGAACATTTAAATTATAATGTATTAGGTAATTTATAATATGAAGATTAAACTAACAGAAAGTCAATTAAGTAGGATAGTAGAGGATAATCTACACCCTAAAGAAGAACGCTTTTTAAATATGTTTTTCGAAAGGGTTAAAAATTTAAGACCTTTTGACGCATTAGATGTTTATTTTAGAGACTTTGGTTTTGATGTTCGTATGATGGAACATAGTAAAAAAATCTATGATTGGTTTAGATATACAATTCTTCCGAGATTGGGTGGACATTGGATGAATTTACACGGTACACATAAAGGAATACATTCTCTATTTGATTTAGTTATTGAAAGGGAGTTAGATATGATAGTTGGTAGTGATAGAAACGGTTACCAAAAACTAAAGGCAATTATTAATTTAGATGAATTATTTCCTTGGCATTATCGTAGTGATAAAATGAAAACTTTGTCGGAGGTTGGTGATGGATTAATATATGACGCAGTAGAGGATTTATTTAGACAATATGAACCCAAAGAAGCGATTAGACAAGCTTCGATATTAAAAGATAAAATGGGTAGTCGTAAGTTTGAGTCTGTCGATTCTATAGTTAAAGGTTTTGCAGAAAAAAATGGTTTAACTTTAATACCAAAACATAAAGGATATACATTTCAGAGGGGTGAAGAAACTATGGTTAGAGAGTTAATAAATTATATGAAGGATGTACCACAAAAAACTAAAAGAGGGTTTTTAAATTATATTGGTAGTCACTATGGTAGGGGTCAACACTCTACTTTTTGGAGTGCGGTTAATAAGGCAGGTATCATACAAAAAGTTGGTGGTGGTAACAATGTTACTTATGAGTTAGGCCCAAACTATAAAGCGTGGGAAGAAGGTAATACAGTCGCATTTTAACCATTTAACCATATTTATATAAAAAAGAATTATGGATAGAGCGGAACAATTAAAGATATTTGCCCGTTGTTTAGGTGATCCATCATATGCGATAGAAACGTTTTTAAAGACATTTGATTTAACACAAAAGGGAATGGTTCCTTTTAAGTTATTTTACAAACAAAAAGAAATCATTAAATCTTATGAAGAACACAATCGTAATTTGGTGACTAAACCTCGACAGGCTGGTGTGTCTACAACTACCGCAGCATATATTGCAGTTAAAACTGCGTTTGGTGATCCAGATAACCCACATAAAGTATTGATATTAGCCAACAAACAGACATTGGCACAAGAATTCTTAAAAAAGGTTAAAGACTTTTTAGATCAGATACCATATTGGGTTTGGGGTTTAAATGAAGGTTCTGATTATTTAGAAATTAACTCAAAAGGGCATCTTAAATTAAAATCAAATGGGTGTGAGATTAGAGCACTAGCAACATCTAAAGACGCATTAAGGGGTTTTACACCGACATTCTTAGTTATGGATGAGGCAGCCTTCATCGATAATGGGGCGGAGGTATTCGGTGCAGCTTTAGCTTCATTAGGTACAGGTGGTAAGATTGCATTGATATCTACACCTAATGGTATGGATCCATTATATTATAAAACTTACGATAAATCTAAAACAGGTGATAACAACTTCAACGTAGTAGAAATGAAGTGGTATCAAGATATCCGATATAACAGAGGACTTTATTGGACTAGGGGTGAAGATGAAAAAGAAGAAAAGATAGTGTGTGATACTGTTGGTAGAACTAAATTACGTTGGGAGTATATGGATAATATATATGAAACTGATGAATCTACTATAGAGTATTATGAAGTTATGGTAAAAGATGGGTGGAAACCATTATCCCCTTGGTATGAGGAGATGGCGGCAGATATGGGTGATCCTAAGAAGATTGCACAGGAACTTGATGTTTCATTCATTGGTTCGGGAGGTAATGTGGTAGACGATGAATATATTACATATCACGAAGAAAACTTTGTAAAAGATCCAGAATTTGCATCTGAAGTAGAGAAAAGTATGTGGATATGGAAAAAACCTGAAGTGGGACATAAATACATAATGGGTGTTGATGTTAGTAGGGGTGATGGTAAAGATAGTTCTACTATTACAATATTAGATTTTGAAAACTTAGAACAAGTTGCAGAATTTAAATATAAACTACCACCAGATATGTTAGCGGAAATAGTTTATAAGTATGGTAATATGTATAACGCGTATACTGTAGTAGATATTACGGGTGGTATGGGTGTTGCAACCGTATTAAAACTTTTAGAAATGGAATATAAACATCTACATTATGATGACCCTAAAAGTAGAAAATTATCTGAAAAATACGCAAAAACCGCATATAAACAAGGGGATAAAGTACCAGGATTTAATGTCGGTAACACTCGTTTACAGATGGTATCTGAATTAGAAGAACATATTAGAGAAAATAAAACCATTATACGTTCACAAAGAATGATATCCGAACTTAGAACTTTTGTTTATAAAGGTGGTAGACCCGATCATATGGAGGGTTATCACGATGATATCATTATGGCTTACGCTATGGCGATATTCATAATACAAACTTCTTTTAAGAAATTAGAACAAGTTGAGAAACAAACTAAGGCGATGTTAGAGAGTTGGGTTAATGTCTCAAATAAAGAAACTAAACCTTTATTTAATGAACAACAACACGTAAATCCTTTTTATACAAATACACCAACGTATCACCCAAAACAAGCGAATAATGGTAATAATGATAATGGAGAATATAATTGGTTATTCGGAATTAAATAGTATTTAGATTTTTTAGATATTTATTATAATAGTAACAAAGTATATTTAATAAAATGGCAAGAAAAACGATATTTCAACAATTAAATGACTTATTCGGTCCAGAGGTAAACAGACCACAGAATAAGTCTAGATATTCTATAAATGATAAAGAACTTCTAAAAACTAAATCTAAAGAAGAATATGATTATGAGAAGTTAAAAAGACAACAAGATGCTTATTTAGCGAATCAATGGCAAAAGGTAGATAATGAAATCTACCAACATTCGATTTATTATGAAACAACAAGATTAGCGTCTTATGCAGATTTTGAAGGGATGGAGTTTTTCCCAGAAATCGCAGCGGCTTTAGATATTATGATGGAAGAGTCTACTACGTTAAATGCAGATAATAAAGTAATAAATATATTTTCTGAAAGTAGGAGAGTTAGAAGAATATTAGATGATTTATTCTTTAATAGATTAGATATTCATACATCATTACCAATGTGGACAAGAAACGTATGTAAGTATGGAGATGATTTCCTTTATTTAAATATCGATAGTGAAGATGGTATTACTGGTGTAAAACAACTACCTAACATAGAAATTAGTAGAAAAGAAAATGCAGGTTTTGGTGAAAACTCTGTAAATGCAGAACAAGATAAATTTAATCCAGTTAAGTTCGTATGGGGACAAAGAGATATCGAATTTAACGCTTGGCAAATTGCACACTTTAGATTATTAGGTGATGATAGAAGATTACCTTATGGTACTTCTATGTTGGAGAAAGCAAGAAGGATATGGAAACAATTATTACTTTCTGAAGATGCAATGTTAATATATAGAGTAACAAGAGCGCCAGAAAGAAGGATATTTAAAATCTTCGTTGGTAATATCGATGAAAAAGATGTACCCGCATACGTTAATCAAATCGCTAACAACTTTAAAAGAAGTCCTGTTATCGATCAGAATACGGGACAAATAGATACTAGGTATAATCAAATGGCACAGGATCAAGATTACTTTATTCCTGTTAGAGACGCAAACGCACCATCACCAATAGACACATTACCAGGTGCAACTAACCTATCTGAGATTGCTGATATTCAATATTTACAGAAAAAATTATTTACTGCACTTAGAGTACCTAAACCATTCTTAGGGTTTGAGGAAGCCAATGGTGAGGGAAAAAACTTAGCGTTACAAGATATTAGATTTGCGAGAACTATAAATAGGATACAACAATCTATGTTACAAGAATTAAATAAGATTGCAATTATTCATTTATATATTTTAGGGCTGGAGGATGAATTAGAAAACTTTACATTAACTCTGAATAATCCTTCTACACAGGCAGAGATGTTAAAGATAGAACAAACACAATTAAAAGTTACACTTTATAAGGATGCAGTATCTGATGCAGGAAATGGATTTGGTGCAATGTCTATGACTAGAGGTAAAAAAGAAATCTTAGGTATGTCAGAAGAAGAAATCAGAAACGACTTAGAACAACAAAGATTAGAAAAAGCTGCCGCAGCTGAGATGGAACAAACTGCAA